TTTCTGGCCTCGAGTAAACGCATTACCGGCCCTTTGGGGGCTTTACCAGCCCTGCCTTGACCTGCCACTGCCTCGCAGCCGGGATCGTCCCAGCCTTCAGCCATTGGCTCACAGCGCCTTTGGTCACGCCAAACGCCTGCGCGACAGCCTGCTGGCTGCCGTATCGTTTGATAAGTTTCTGTATGTCCATGCTGCGGAGTGTAGGCGACTAAACTTTTTTTTGCAAACGGTATTGACACGGCTTAGGTATAGGCGGCTAAACTATCTGCGTTGACAAACACAACCCACAGACAGGAGTGGTTATGAAAGCGCAAACAGCAAAAATGATGGCATCACGCAATGAAATGCATTTCCATTACGTTTCGCGGTGGAAACTTTGGAGTTTGTATCATTTGCAAAACCTCGACCGCCCAGCCGAATACGTTAGCCCACGGCAATTGAAAGAATTTACCGACTCGGAGTTTATGCGGCTGATTAAATTGGTGCGGGGTGGCGTATGAACATGGAAGCCGACTTTGCTTACGCCGTAGAGCGATTGTTGCAAATCATATTGCGAATGAATCCGAAATGCTCGCAAGCCGAGGTGTTGGCCGCGGGCAGATTGTTGATGCAGTACGAACAACAACGCCGCGATCAAATGCAAAAAGTTGTTGACACGGCCGTTTAGGTTGCTAAACTGGCCTTGTTGACAGACACAACCGCTACCACAGATAGGAGCCACCATGTACACTTTTGAAACCCAGATTTACGCCCTCGGCGTTTATTTCCAAGTTGAAGTGACGTTCCAATTTGACGGCGGCGACCCGTCAACCAACGTGCCGTCAACCGTTGACATCAGCGATGTTTGGTTGATTGGCTGCTACCCCGAGGGCTGCGAGTCTGCTGCCGCTCAACGCAACGATTACGTTGCAATCCGCGAGCGTGCCGACATCGGCTACTTGCAACAGTCTGAACTGGACGATCTGGAATCACGTTGCTGGGAACACCTTGAGCAGCAGCGCGAGGCAGCGGAGGTTGATTATGAATAAGCAACAGTCGCTTTGGCCTGTCGCCATCCTGCTAATCATCGTCTATCTGCTCGCCTGCTACGTCGAGCCGTGTGACGGACACAGTTGTGACGCGGAGGTGATCGATGGACGCTGAACCGTGGGGCAACGATGACGATTCTTGGTGGCACCAACTTGACCTTGAGTTGCAGGAGCGCGAACAGCAAGAGCGCGTTGACGCTTGCAATCGTGCCCTCGCAGAACTTGACGCGATCATCCAACACGAACTCAACAAAATTTACGGAAGCCTACAATGAGCGAACTGCTAAAGATTAACGTCAACGATCACACCGAGCGTAAGGGCAACCTAACGTACTTGTCGTGGGCGTGGGCGTGGGCCGAAGTGCTGAAGATTGACCCGGCTGCGTCATGGGTAGCGCATGAGTGGGCCGACCGCCCTGCTATGTTTTTGCCGGACGGCAGCGCAATGGTGAAGGTCAGCGTAACAGTAAAAGGCGACACCAAGTTGTGCGTGCTGCCGGTGATGGACAACCGCAACCGCGCCATCCAGAACCCCGACGCATTTGCCATCAACACCGCGATCATGCGCTGCCTTGCCAAAGCCATCGCCATGCACGGGCTGGGGCTTTACATCTACGCCGGTGAGGACTTGCCGGAGGCCGAGAAAAAGGAGCCTAACCCTGAGGTGCTGGCGCAGATTGCTGCGTGCGCCGATGCAGACGCCCTCAAGGCGCTGTTCAAGGGGCTGCCCGTAGAGGTGCGCACCCTACACATGGATGCCTTCACGGCTCGCAAAAAGGAGGTTGCATGATGGAACAGCGTACCGACGACTGGTTTGCCGCCCGGCTTGGCAAGGTCACAGCCTCCCGCGTTGCTGATGTCGTTGCGAAGACCAAGACCGGCTACAGCGCGTCCCGCGAGAACTACATGGCCGATCTGATCGTGGAGCGACTGACCGGGCAGAAGGCCAGCAGTTTCACGAACGCGGCAATCGAGCGTGGCATTGAGCAAGAGCCACACGCGAGGGCCGCCTACAGCGCCCGTACAGGCGAGTTGGTTGAGGAGGTGGGCTTCATTGATCACCCGACCATATCGATGTCAGGGGCGTCCCCAGACGGTTTGGTAGCCGATGGGCTGGTGGAGTTTAAGTGCCCCAATACGGCGACTCACCTTGACACGCTGCTGGCCGATGCCGTGCCGGGTAAATACGTCACCCAGATGCAGTGGCAGATGGCCTGTACTGGGCGAACGTGGTGCGATTTTGTGTCGTTTGACGACCGGCTGCCCGAGCACTTGCAGATGTTTGTTAAGCGCGTCCAGCGCGACGACAAGCGCATCGCAGAACTGGAGGCCGAGGTGCGTAAGTTTTTGGCTGAAGTCGATGAAAAAGTAACCAAGTTGAAGGAGTTAAATTGTGAGTAATTTTGACCCAAACCTGTCCGGCGTGCTGTTTAAGAACGACAAGAAGGGGAACGAAAAGCGCCCTGACTATCGTGGCTCGTGCGTCATTGACAACGTGGATTTCAACATCAGTGCGTGGATCAAGGCGAGCAAGAAAACGGGCGACAAGTTCATGTCGCTTCGCTTTGAGCCGAAGCAAAAGGTCGAGACCCGTCCGCGAGTGATGGACGAGTCGCCGGTTCCTGATTTTGACGACGATATGCCGTTCTGACCATGAAAATCACACTCAAAGAACCCCTGCGGGTGTTTATTGGGTACGACAGCCGCGAGGACATTGCCTATCGTGTCGCCCGGCAGTCGCTTCTTGACCATTGCAGCGTTAACGTGGAGGTGACGCCGATCAAGATGGAGGAAGTGCGTGCCGCTGGTCTGTACTGGCGGGACGCTGACCCTCTGTCATCCACCGAGTTCAGTTTCACGCGGTTTCTGACTCCGGCACTGGCGGGGTACAAGGGCTGGGCCGTGTTTTGCGATTGTGACTTCTTGTTTCGCAAAGACATTGCTGAAGTCATTTTCTACGAGTCGGGGCAGTATGCCGTGCGTGTTGTGCAGCACAACTACAGGCCGCCAGAGGCGTACAAGATGGACAATCGCATTCAGCACCAGTACCCGCGCAAGAACTGGTCGTCGTTCATGCTGATGAACTGCGGACACGAAGCGATGAAGGCGCTATCACCGCCGATTGTGAACACTGAAAGCGGTGCGTATTTGCACCAGTTCAAGTGGCTGCCGAACGAACTGATTGGACAACTGCCTTTGACCTTCAACTACCTTGAGGGCTGGAACCAGCCGGTAGACGAACCTGATCCGGTAGCCGTCCACTTTACCCGTGGCGGCCCGTGGTTTAAGGATTGGGTAGACGTTGAGTATGGCCGCGACTGGCTTGAGGTCAGCAAGCGAGTATGAAGCGCATTTTCCCCATCGGTACGCCTGTTGAGCAGGTGCTAAAGGCCGTTGAAGTCATGTACCGCAATTTGCCGTCAAAGCCGTTTGCGGTGACGGTAGAGGTGTGGAAGAAGCCGCGCACCAATCAGCAGAATGCGTACCTTTGGGGCGTCGTTTACCCCGCCGTTATTGAGGGCGGCGGCGAGGCGCTGGCCGGTTGGTCACGGGACGACCTGCATGACTACTTTCTTGGCGAGTGTTTTGGCTGGGAGACACTGGAAGGGTTTGGGCGTAAGCGACTGCGACCGCTCAAGCGATCATCGACTATGACGAAACAAGAGTTTACTGATTACTTGATGTTTATTGAGGCCAAGTGTGCCGATATGGGCATTGTGATTCCACAACCTTACGAGGGCGAAACATGACACAGACAGAAATGATCCGCGCTCACCTTCAATCTGGGCGCGACCTAACGCCGATTGACGCATTGAACCATTATGGATGCTTCCGACTTGCGGCACGCATCAAAGAGTTGCGTAATCAAGGCTTGCCGATTGAGACGCTGACCGAACAGCGCGACGGCAAGGCATGGGCAAAGTACCGGCTCGTTGGACAGATGGTGCTTCTGTGAACCTACGCAAAGAGGCCAAAGGCAGAGGCTGCATGGTGCGACTACCCGACATCTGCAATCACAACAGCGAGACCGTTGTGTTAGCGCATATCCGTATGCCGGGGGTCAGCGGAATGGGGCTGAAGGCCGACGACTTGCTCGGCGCGTGGGCGTGTAGCGCCTGCCACGATGCAATCGACCGCCGAGCGCATACTGACCTTGACCGCGACTATGTACGCCTTGCACACCTTGAGGGCATGGTTAGAACCATTGCACAACTGCGAAAAGAGGAGATTATCTGATGCCAGTGGGAGGAATGCCGCCACCATCTTTGCGGCAATTGCTGTTTGTGTTGCTGTTGTTGGCCGGAGTCGTCGGCATACCGCTGGCGGTGCTTGGCTGGCTTATTGTGACGGTTGTGGAGTGGCTGCGATGACCCGCGACGACATCATCCGCATGGCGCAAGAGGTTTGGTCTGCTGGCGATGTTTACATTGGCCCAAGCACCGAATCACTAGAACGCTTCGCCGCCCTCGTTGCCGCCGCCGAGCGGGAGGCGTGTGCTGAGGTTGCTGAAAAAGAACTTGGCAACACAGCGATGCTGACCAGTATGCCGCCAAAGTCGAGTGCGGCGTGGAATATCTTGTTTGCGATTCGGGCGAGGGGTGAGGTATGAAACGATTTATAAAGCGATTACAGCGGGCGTGGAGGCACGACTGGCGTCACGTCCCACCCCCCAATTGGGCGTGTTCCAGACGGCGTACAGGAGGGTTTTACTGGTGAAATACAAGTGCAGCAAGTGTGGCAAAGTCGTCGAGCGTGACAGCACCTCGGCATGGATCAACAGTTTCTGCACGGCGTGGGGGCGGGTCACTCGGCTCGTGCGGGTCAAGTGACGTGGGATAACCGCGTCTTTGCGGCGCTGGCCGATATGCGCGAGGCAGGACTGTGGGATCAGGCCGATACCCTTAGCCGCGAGTTGCTAGCCTGCTACGCCGAGATAACGGCTCTACAGAGGCGGCTTGATACCTACCGTGAGGCTTCCTTGAACCACCGGCCACCGCACCGCACCACACCGCCAAGCAAGCCGTTGACGTCAGGGTGAGCGCAGCCGTAGCCCTCGCCGTTCCACGGGCACATCCAAACGCACTTGCGGCACATTGCAGGTGCTTGCCACGTCACACGCTCACGCCGCGAAACCATGCTTTGCCCTCATGCACCGCGACTATTTCCGGTTCCAACAACCGGCCATCGAGGTAGGTCAATACAACAAACCCTGACGCCCAATTCAACGGGCCAGCCTCCACATAAGTAAACTGCGGGCCTTTTGGCTCGGCCATCGTGCCGCAGTCTACGCCGAAGCGCCGGCCTCTGTAGTCAGCCCACGGGGTGTACTGCAACTTGTGCAAGTGACCATGAACGTAATGCGTGCCAGCGCGCAATGCCGAATTGTAAGCCGCGTGTATCCCACCGGCTACAGGTCGATGGCGGATTACAGTCCAACCGTATTCTTCAGCGTTAAGGTGAATCGCCCACCCCGCACGCCATCGAGGGAGGTAATCAATCAGCGTTGAACCCGGCATTTCCTCCAATTCTGGCGCGTTGGCACTAAGGTACGTCTCCATGCGAGCGTCATGGTTGCCGATGGTGCGTAGCAGTTGCGCCTTACCCGCCGCTCGTTCGATTTCAGCGCAGCGATCCTGCACAGCGTAGATTTCGTCTTTCAGTTCGGGTTGCTTTTCCCACATGATGCGCGCATGGCGACTGATCCGCGCACCGTCCAGAATGTCGCCGTTCAGCACGACCACATCGGGCTTGAGCGTTTTGGCGAGTTTGCAGAACGCTTCATGCGCTACCGTAACGACCCCCGGCCAGTAGTGGCAGTCTGATGCCACCATCACCACTCCGTCGTGCAGTTCTAGGTGCATTTCAGACTCGTACCGCCGCGCACGTTGTTCTGCGAGTCGGTTGGCAGCTTGTCCTGCCTCTGCCTTCACACCCGTCGTGCAAGTCGGCGGAACCTTGCTAGGCAAGGCTATGCCGTGTCGTGCCTCAAGCGAGCGCCTGCGTTGGTGTACGCTTCGCACCGGCAGAGACAGTGCTTCGGCTACTTTTTTTGGCGATCCGTGACGCACCCATGCGTTGATGAATTCCTCGTCAGTGAACCTACGGGGCACGAGTCACCTTTATTCCTAACGACTTGCGCCGCTTGTCGGTTTCCTTGTCGTCACGAAACGCTCGCCATTCCAGATGCCCGTCCACAAGCCGAATTTCTTCTTTGTGAACGAGGGCGCAGTCACAGCACTCGGTGTGGGTATACCCCTTAACTCGGTACCATTTGCCTTCTTCCATCTGCACAACGGTCATTTTCTTCATAGCAACGCCGCCTCTGCTTGCCGCCGACGTACAAGGCCGGGCAGCACCTTGCCGCCGCCCCTGATCCATTTCTGTAGTTCCACCTTCGCCCCCTCAAAATCGTCCTCGTTGACTCGCTTGCGTAGGGTACTAGCGCGATACCGTGCCACCCCGAGGTTGTAGGCAAAATCAGTCATCGCCGCGAGCGCACGAGGGTTTGCAATCAGTCGGGGCGAGGCTTTAAGCACCCCTGCCATGTAGTTAGTGCGTAATTCCGACACCAACCACTCGTTTGCTAGTTCCACACTGACCGGGGCATCGTCCATCGTGACTCGCGTGCCGTCGGGCTTCCAGACGGTGCCATAGCCGATTGTGGGATACCCGGCAGGGCAGATATAGGGCTTGGCCCTAAAGCCCTCAAATCGCCTGCAAAGGGTTGCAGCGAGGTCTACTGCTTCGTCCGTTCCCATACGCGCCCCGTAAACCAGAACGTGAGCAACATTGTCATGGTAGACATATCGTCCGCCGTCCACGAGGTCACTAGCAGTTCCTTCCAGTCGCCCCCTTGCGATACGGCCACGCTGTACCCCGCCACCTTGACCGCTACATAAAGCGCCACAAAGACGTAGGTGATGATCGGGCGCACAAGGGCTGAAATGGCCGATACCACTTGGCCCGCAGCCTGTGCGGTGGCGGACTGTTCGCGGATAGCCTCGGTCATGGCGGTCAGTTCAGATATTTGCATCTGCGCCTCGGTCTGGCGCATGGCGATTTCGCCCTTGACCTGTGCAAATCGCATTTCGGCTTCAAGCATCGCCAGTTCGTGTTTTTGTTCGCCCTTCTGCGTGAAAAACTTGAGGGCTTCGGGGGCCAGTCTCAGCAAGCCCCCAAACAGTCCACCGAGCAGCGTTTCCATCACTTGTCCGCCTTGGTTTCCAATCGGTCGAAGATCTTTCCAAGCATTTCCTTCACTTCCATGATGTCGTGCTTGTAGTCAGCCTTGGTCACATAGTTAAGAGGCATCTGCCGGACATCA